ATATTAGAGAAAAAAAATTTAAGTGGTTAGGAGGTAAGAGTATTGATTTCTTTTTACCAAGCAGTAATATAGGTATTGAATGTCAAGGTAAACAGCATTTTACTCCAATGGTATTTTTTGACAAAAATGATTGTTATGAAAATAGAATTAAAAGGGATACCGATAAAAAACAATTATGTGAAGAACATGGCGTTAAGTTATATTATTTCTCCCATGAGAACTTTGATGAATTTTTAGGAGAGAAGGTATATCACAATATAGATGAGTTAATAGAGAAAATTGCAAATAATTCTTAAAAAATTTGGTTATTTCAATTTTTTTTAATATCTTTGCATAAGAAAATAAAATAATTAAATTGATAATAATAACTTATGGAATTACAAAAGAATCAAGTTGTAAAGTTGCGTAATGGTATATTTGGCGCTGTAGCATCATTTAACGATGTGCCATTTCAGTTAATATTCACAGCGTTTACCACTCCCACAAGGAGATATGATGAAAACCTTAAGAACAAGAATGAGAATTATGACATTGTTGAAATCTATGATGGTTCAACATTGGAGAATGTATCAGATGTTTTCAAGAAATCATTCAATGCTGATGGATTAAAGTTAATTTGGAAAAGAGATTAAACAATAGATGATTGAACCTATTAAGTATGAGCCAACTGAACAAGATTTGGCAAATGTTAAAGAGATAAAAGATTTCTTAAACTCAGAGGAAATTCCTTTTGAGGAAGATGAAAACGTATTTGGGCTGTTCTATGTTAATAATAGGACAACCCAATTGCGCTATGTGGATTCATTCTATCATCCAATGGATAACACCAAAAGATTCGGTGAAACACATAAGGGAATACCACATAACTATTTCATAGATATATCACACGAAAACTATGATAATGGCATTCGCACAATCTGGATTTTCGACTTTGAGATGGACCAGACCAATGAACCTTATTATTATGAGGGTGAACTTGTGGAAGGTTTTCGTAGACAGTGGGAAGTAATTAAGAACACCATTAGAACTGCTTGTGGAAGGATTCATTACAGATTCTATGCAAGAGATTGTGAGGTAAAGGAAGTACCAAATAGTGAACTACGCCCATTCCTCAATACGAATTGCTTTTATGGCTATCGCTCAGCTAATAAGAATCTTGGACTTTATTTGAAAAAGGATAAGAATGGTTTCAAGGCTGGAACATTGCTCTTCGTTTATACCTTTGGTTGTAATTTCTACGGCAATAAGAAACATCAAGAAGACCCAAAGGTTGAGGTTATTCGTGCTAGTACAAGACTTGAATGCCAAGTAATTGGAGGCATTAGCAAGTGTATCAAATACTTCTGCGAGCATTATCCAACATTGAAGATTGGTTCAGACCAAAGGGAAATTGAGGTTGATAAGATAGTATTTTATGTTGATGCGTCTCATAATGACAGTCGTGGTATGACCAATTCGAACAGCTCATTCAAATTTGTTAGCTGGACGGGCTGCGGTTTTATTAACATGTTCACAGAAGATTTCGATGATGGGAATGGTCTTAAAGGTAAGAAGAATGAGGTGTTCATGCGTAGACCGATGTTTCATAAGCAGATTATGAAAGCCATTGGAGAGAAGAAAATAATATCCATCGCAAATGCTGGAACCATTGTCTTCGAGATGTCTCGCAAGGAGTTTGTTGAAGGTTTGGAGAAAGGCACTGTGAAGGTAGGAGATATGCATATTTAAGATTAATGGGAAAACATTTTACAACTGAGGATTTTATAAAACGAGCTTCATTAATTCATGGCGATAAATATGATTATTCTAAAACAAATCTAAAAGAACGAGATGAAAAAAATAGAGTAATTATAATTTGTCCTATACATGGTGAATTCCCACAAAGAACAAGTGCTCACTTGCGTGGTCAAGGATGCCCTGAGTGTAATAATAGAGCAAAAATCACACAAGAAAGATTTTTAGAACGAGCAAATAAAATTCATAATAACAAATATGACTATTCCAAAACAGAATATAAAGGGATATTTGATAGTATTATTATTACTTGCCCCAAACATGGAGATTTTAAACAATTGCCTTCCAATCACTTAGCAGGGTGTGGTTGCAAAGAATGTATGAAGGAAAAATTTAGTTTAGGAAAAGAAGAATTTATTAAAAAAGCTAAAAAAATTCATAAAGATAAATATGATTATTCCAAAGTGAATTATATAAACGATAAAACTGAAGTTACAATAATTTGTCCTAAACATGGAGACTTCAAACAAAAACCGATGAAACATTTAAAAGGACATGGATGCCAGTACTGTAATGAAAGTCACTTAGAAAGTGAAGTTAGAGAATCTTTGAAAAACTTTGGAATAGAACATAAATCACAGAAAAAATTTGGGTGGTTGAGGGAAAAGTTAGAGTTACCATTAGATTTTTATCTTCCTAAACTTAATATTGTAATTGAGTGTCAAGGAATACAACATTTTGAAATTATTGAACATTTTGGTGGGCAAAAAAATTATGAAATTAGAGTCAAACGTGACAAATTAAAGAAACAATTATGTGATGAACATGGTATTGAGTTGATTTATTTCACACATGAAAAGGTTGAAGAACCTTATCTAGGAAAGGTATTTACAGATATTAATGACTTAATTGAATATATAAGAATAAAGGGAAATAGTGATGGCTGAGAGGAAAGATTATTACAAGATTCTTGGTATTGATAAGAATGCTTCTGAGGAAGAGATAAAGAAAGCATATAGGAAAATTGCAATCAAGTTTCATCCAGATAGGAATCAAGGTGACAAGAAAGCTGAGGAGAAGTTCAAGGAGGCGGCAGAGGCTTATGAAGTATTGTCAGACCCAAAGAAGAAGGCTGAATATGACAATCCAAAGTCCACATTTGAGTTTCATGGTTCTCCTAACTTTGGAGGTATGAACATGGATGACATCTTGAAGCATTTCAACATGGGTGGTTTTGATTTCAACATAAGGATGAATCATGGTCAGCAGCCTCAGAGTGGTTCTAGCATTAGAATCAAGGTAGAGTTAACTCTTGAGGAGGTATTGAATGGGTGTACCAAGAAGATTAAGATAAAGAGATATGAGCCTTGTAATCATTGTGGTGGTAGTGGAATGACAGCAGATAGTCGGAAGAGGACTTGTAAGACATGTGGTGGTACTGGAATGGCATTCTCTTCCAATGGATTTATGTCAATGCAGCAGACTTGTCCCACTTGTGGTGGAAGGGGATACATTATTGAGAATCCTTGCAAGCATTGTAATGGTCATGGTGTTGTATTGAATACAAATTCTGAGGTAGAGTTTACGATACCAAGGGGTGTTGAGAACGGCATGCAGATTGAGTATCAAGGTCTTGGTAATGCTGCGCCACATGGAAAGGGTAACAATGGTAGTTTGATAGTTGTTATAGCGTTCAAGGAACATGAGGTATTTGAGGTTCAAGGAAGGGATATTGTATGCAACTTGGAGATTGGTGTATTGGATGCCATATTGGGTTGTGATTTGGAGATAACTACATTGGGAGGAAAGAAAATCAAGGCTAAGATACCTCAAGGTACTGTAAGTGGTCAGATTTTCAGATTCAAGGGTTATGGTCTTCCTAGGTATAACAATTCCATTGGTGTAAGTGGAAACATGATTGGAATTGTATCGATAACAGTTCCAAAGGAGCTTAATAATAATGAAAAGCAGTTGTTGGAGCAACTGAGGAAAGAGGAACATTTCAGATGATTGAGATAATAAAGGATGTTGATTTATATGACCATTTGAATGAATATGATTTAATATTGATTGGAACAAATCTTTATTGTACGATGTCTCAAGGTATACAGTTAAAGGTGATGTTAAATTATCCTTATGTATATAACAAGAATCTTGAGACAAAGTATGGTGATATAAACAAGTTGGGGTCAATTTTGGAATGTAAGTCTGAAGGTGAGCCAACATTTTGTTTATGTTTTATCACAAAGGGGTATAATTTCAGACCAGATTTGGAAAAGGATTATCTTTCATATGAAGCACTTGAAAAGTGTTTGAAGCTTGTTAATATTTTATATAAGGACAAGAGAATTGCTTGTCCTTTGCTTGGGGTTAGCAAGTTTGAGGGCAATGGTGACAGAGATAGAATTCTTGAGATATTCAACAATTGTATGTCAGATGTAAACCTTACGATATATGATTATTATCAGAAGTCTAGGGATGAAGAGGTGCTTGAGGTTATGCGCAAAGAACTTGCAGTTAAGGCTGTTGACAGAACTGCTTATTATGCAATGGTAAATGAAAGGGTAAGATTGGCTGAAGAAAGATTTAAGAAAAATGGGCATAGAAGATATTGAAAGGCACAAATATAACTTCAGATTGTTTTGTATGTTTCTTAAACAAGAAAAGAAATATCAGTTGATAAAGGTATTGATGTTTGAAATACCAAAAAGGACACCAATGGATTTGTTTGAGGTTATAAATAATGAAGATATTAATCATATCACGTTCCTTGGTTTAGACATGGGCTATCATGAAATTGATAGAAAATGGAGCGTGATACTTAGATACATACCATTTTGTTCCTTCTATTGGAGCAATGACAAAACTAGTCCAATTTATTTTAAATTAATGGATGATTTATCAGAAAAATGGATTAAATTTTTAAGAGAAAAGAAAATATGATATTACATTTAAACTTAACGGAAGACCACTTGAAGTTGGTTAGATTCTTAAACATTGAAGACAAAGATGATGATGTTCTCACCATTAACAAAAAGGTGATGTTAACAATGCAATCACACATTCTAGATGATGTTGCAATGATTCTAGGATTAAGGGATAAGGCTATTAAGGGTACAGAGGAAGATGCTGATGGAAGGGCATATCCAGATGATGTGGAGCAATATATGCTTGATGTCTATCATTATGTATCTGATAATTTATACCTTATTGAAACGTTATTGCATCAGAAGGTATTCGAAGGTATAAAGCCAAATACTGAGTACGTCTGCAAAGACAATGAAATGGTATGGAGAGAAAAAGATGAGTAAAAGCAAAATGATGGAGTTTGCAGAGTCATTAAAGATGATGCAAGAACAAAAAAAGGAACTTTTAAGAAAATTTAAGGGTAAAAGTTTTGCCAAGTCAAAAAATTTTCGTACCTTTGCAAATGATGATGAACCATCTGCCCTTGCCACAAACGTTGGAAAGGGTATTCCAACACTGACTGGAAAGTCTGCTCAGTTGTTTCTTGAAAGAGCAGCAAAGGTGGAAGCCGAAGCAAAGAGAAGAATGAATGAACCTCCAACTTTAGAGAGTTTGGAGAGGGAACTTAAGTTTCAGAAGTTCTTCTTGGAAAATGATAAGAGACAAATTGAAGAAAGAGAAGAAAAGATAAAGAAATTAGAAGAAAAAATAAAAGAATTAAAGAATGGCAAAACCGAAGAAAAATGACATTTCTTCAAAGTTCCGTGTGAACGATGAAATACGATTCAACGGCAATGTGAGAATCGTAGGAGCTGACATTGAGAGCAAGATTGTAACCATGTCAGAAGCAAGGAACATTGCAAATAAGATGGAATTGGATTTGGTTGAGATTCAAGGCAATCTTGAAATCCCAATCATTCGAATCTGTAACTATGAGAAGATGCTTTATGAGCTTAAGAAAGTCGCAAAGAAGGCTAAACAAAATGTTAAACCTCTTAAGGAGATACAACTTAGCGTTAACATTGCTAAACATGACCTCGAAACAAAAGCCAATAACGCAAGAAAGTTTATTGAGGAAGGTAGCAGAGTTAAGGTCACGCTTACCATGAAGGGTAGGGAGTTATCTAGACGAGAGGAGAACAAGAAGTCGATTCTTGAGTTCATCGTTATGTTGGAGGATGTGGCAGTTCCAGAGGCTGCACCTAGAGACGAGAGTAACAAGACCTTTGTTATTCTCAAGAAGAAGAGCAATGTTAAACAATAAAA